ATGGTATTGTATAATGACCGGTTGTTGTGACGTACATATTCAAAGCCGGGACGTTTAGAGCCGAATAAAAAACTACTCTCCGATCCTTTCTCGTCTACATCTTTTAACATGTTGCCTACGTTGTGCCAAGGCTGCTGAATTGACAGTAACACCATGTCAATCACACGGCACATATTGTCAGGGGATTTACAAGCGTACTGTGAGATTTGTGGTTGATGTTGTTTAAACATTGTTTTGTTTCTCCTCGATTACAGCCGCAAGTTCTGCCGCCTTGATATACATCTGTATTTCGGATTTAGTCTCACAAAATACATATCGTTTGAACGTAGCATAGTCGCACGGTTTCAGTCCAGCAAGTTGTTGTAACTTGTTATGGTTTTTCCATATTGTCAAACGCCGCCTAGCTATAGGGGTATTGTCTGTCATTATTCTTCATCCATTTCTGTTACATCTACAAACATCAAATGCTCATGCGTATCGTATGCTTTCATATGTGCATCCCAAGAGGTGTTGGCTTGCACTATCACACTATCAGGGTAGTCAATACCAATCGCACCTATACGCCTGCCTTTTCTCCATGATACTTTATACGTTTTCATTTATTTCCTCCAAATAATCTTTGGTTTCAAAGTAACACACATCGGCGTCGGTGGTAAAGGCATCTTTATTCTTAATGCCTTCCGCTATGCGCCTGTTAAGTTCGTTGCGTTGTTCAACAGTCAATTCATTCATCCATGACTTATACTGAGTACCTAAAACTCGCCATATCTTGTATTCAAAATCTGAAATGTAGTTTATAGACATTACTCGCAAGCCTCCGCTATCCATGCTCCCAACGCCATAAAAGCGAAAGGGATTCCAAATGTGAGAGGGAATACATCCCATCGTTCGAAACAAAATCCATACAGTCCGACCAGTACAGCGGCAAACATCAGGATTATGCACGTCACTCGTATGATCTTAAACATATTTCAATCCTCCAGTTCTTCCCAGCACCATTGTTTACGGATTATACGCGGCAAATCCTGCCACACTTGCTTAATCCCACGAAGGGTTTCGTTCCACCAGTCAAATCTCCACCGGGATAGATTACGCCCATGATTGTCCTTTTTTCTGACAAGCTTGCCGTCTACATTTTCCCATGTATCATACTTGCCAAACGGTTTCTTGCTCCAATCAAAGTATGGGGTGAACAGAACGGGAACCATTATTCCCATAGCGTCGGAAGCAAAGTACTCCCTGCCCCATACTTTCCTGCCACCGTACTTCACAGATGACTTGCGTATATCGTACATAGTTCAATTCTCCTCTGGTATACAGTGTATATTCTAAGTTAGGGCAAAGCGTGAACGTAGTTCGGTATTCTTGCGGATCAAACGCGAAGGGGGGAGGGGGGTGTGCCTCACGTAATTGTCCCACGACATGAAGCGTGTGAAATGGTTGTGTGCATCGTCACGCGACGGATACACTACGTCACGTCCGCGAACGTCAGTCACGCGATACGTTCCGTCAGCTTGCGGTTCAAGCGTCCCGATAGGACACTTTTTGTACGTCATGCGTTGCGTTTTGGGGTTGTATGCTAGCGTCATGTTTCTATCCGTTCTGTCCGTCCGTTCGGTCCCTATGACCGTATTGACACAAAAAAAAAGTAAACCGAGGGACACGAAGTCCCCCGGTATACAATGTATATTCAAGCTTCCGCCGCTTCGTTCAAGCCTTTGCGGACCTGCTCCAGCTCTTCAGCGGAAAGCTTAGCTAGCGCCGACATAGCCTTGTCCCAATCGGACTTCGGCGCGGGGGCGTTGGCTTTCCGCAATTCGGTATAGGTCGCAATTTCGAGGTTTCCGTTATTCTCGAAATATTTCTTAATCTGAGTGGCGACGTTCTTAAGCGTATTGTGCGGCTTGTCACCTTCCACCTTAGTGGTTTTTCCGGTCGCCGGATCAAGGCGGGAGTATGCGTACCCGTTTGCCTCACAAATATCCATCCAGAAATAAAACGGCGGTACGTCATAATCATTCAGCGCAACGCGGAAAGTCGAAAGAATATCGTCGCAAGCGGCGACCTTGTTATCGGCGGCTTTGTCGGCAGCCTTTGCGGATTTGTCGAAGACCTTGACAATGGCGGAAACCGTTTCGACCAACGCGGCGCGGTTCTGAATTTCTGAGCTATCGAATGGCATAATGTCGTTTCCTTGCTGTTGCGGTATACAATGTATACCAGAGGGTTGATCTAAAAACCGCGCATGGGTGGCGGTTCACGCATTATAAAAAAATAAAAAATAAAAAAATAGACTGAAAACTAATTATTTTATAACCCATTGATTTTAAAGGGTTTTTTATTGATTGATGAACGTAATGTGCAACGCACAATGGCGATATTGCATTGCACAATTTACATAGATATCTAAGTAATAGGAAAAGCCTTTATATTTCAATGGGTTATGGATTTATTTCTAATTAAGAATGGTTATCAACTAGGATATATTGCATCGCAACATAAATCATCATGTGGCATGGTTTTTGCTAATGCAATAATCGTACCAGTTTCGGCGGAATGGCGGAAATACTTAGGATGTGTTGCAATAATGCCACAATATATTCTTATTAAGAATGAGAATGACTTGCAACTAGCAGGCAAGGGGCGGGGGGTAATCTGGAATGTAACTAAGAATCATTCGCAACTAGACCTTTCGCTAGTCTAGAATGTAATTAAGAGTCATTCTCAACTACGCCTTGCGCTGACCTAGAATGCAATTAAGATTCATTCTCAATTCTAGATGAGAATTAGAATCATTCCAAAGAATCTTGCTAGATGCGAATCATTCTCATGTGCACCCCACCGGAAAAACCACGCCGCTACGCATTGCACATGAGACACACCTGCCATATACAGACCAAAAATAAAAAGGCTTGCTCATAAAATATAATAGTGTGACAAATATGCAACAGTCTACACACAAAAACACCCCCTAAGTTTATTATGACTAGGGGGTGGGGGGTATAAAATATAAAAAAAATAACTAGGCTTGCTAATCAGAGGCTTCGCTACTACTTAGACTATCTATATACTACTATATACTTATCTTAGTATTACTTTATATATCTTTATTATAATCTATATATAACTATATATAAGCTTCTTCGTAATCTTAGGATAAGGGTAACATGTTTTTCTTGTCTTCACAATAGGGGTGTGCTATATTAAGAGCAAATAATTAAAGAGTGTGACATTATGGCAACAGTACTACAGACGATGACTAATCGTCATCAACAAGAAGATCAAAAAGAAATAAACTTCAATGTTCTTTTGTCTATAAGAAATAATCTTAAAGAACTAGAATACAGAGAAGCTAATACTGACTTCTTGTCTTTCATCAAGAAGTTTGCTCCTCTTCTTGTCTCCGACTTTAAGATGGGTAGACACATTGAAGTGTTAGCAGATAAACTACAACAAGTAGAAGACGGTAACATCAAAAGGCTTATGGTCTTTCTACCGCCTCGCTCATCTAAGTCTGTTGTCTGTTCCAAGCTATTTCCTGCATGGTACATAGGTAAACATTCTAATCACGAAATAATGTCCATCAGTCACTCCGATCAACTAGCCAGTGACTTTGGTAGGTCCGTTCGTGATCTAGTTAGTGAAGAAGACTTTCAGAAGGTATTCAATGGAGTCTTGCTACGGCAGGATGTACGTGCAGCAGGTAAGTGGAAGACAAGCGGTGGTGGTTCCTACTATGCTGCAGGTGTACGTTCACAGATTGCAGGACGTGGTGCACATATAGCTATTCTGGACGATGCTATGTCAGAAGAAGACGCTATCAGTGCAGCAGGTAGAAGATACATCAAGGAATGGTATCCTTCAGGTCTACGCACACGTCTCATGCCAGATGGTAAGATCATTATCATCAACACTCGCTACCATTACGACGACCTATGCGGCTGGCTACTCAAGCAGGAGGAGAAGATGGATTGGCATCTCAAACCTTCAGAGAAGTGGCATGTTGTGTCTATTCCTGCGTGGGTAGATGAAGATGCTTCTGATCTTCTGGGTTTACCTGTAGGCACGTCATACTTCCCTGAGTGGAAGAGTGATGATGTGCTACGTCTGGACGAAATGGAGATACGCGCTACCAACGGTTCTAAGTACTGGGACAGTCTCTACATGCAGAATCCTACACCTGATGAAGGTGGCATTGTCAAAAAGGATTGGATTGAGTGGTGGGAGTACGACGAGCCACCCTCCTGTGAGTTTATATTACAAACATATGACACAGCCTTTTCTACGAGTAACACGGCAGACTTTAGCGTGATACAGACATGGGGTATATTCCACTCTGTATACGAAGACGAAGATACCGGAACGGAGCAGGTCGTAGCAAACATGATACTACTAGGGAGTAAGAGAGGAAGATACGAATACCCAGACCTTAGAAGGATCGCGCAGGAGCAGTTTAAAACTCACAGGCCGGATGTTTGCTTGGTAGAAAAAAAAGCGAGCGGACAATCTCTGATTCAGGATATGCGCCGCGCAGGACTGCCAGTGTTAGAGTATACACCAGATAAAGACAAAACCTCTAGGCTTAACGCTATTACTCCTCTCTTTGAATCAGGAAGAATATATCTACCAGCTTACAAGCAATGGGCAGATGAATTGCAGGAGGAAATAACAACTTTCCCCTATGCACCACACGATGACCAAGTAGATGCCTTGACAATGGCTGCGCTATACTTGAAGGAGAGTTGGCGGATTGAGCATATGGAAGATGCTGATTGGGAAGACGATGAAAACCCACGACGACAAAAAAGAGTTGCATACTGGAGAGTTTAGTGATACTACTGGTGTAATGACAACAAGAAGAAGGGTATAACAATGTCATCTGCACTACTAGAAAAAAGAAATAAGTTTTACTTTCCAGTAAAAGATAATCACTTCAATGGTGAAGAATATCAAAAGCCACATAGGTTTCACAGTCTAGGCTTTGTAGATAACTACGGCACAGCTATTGATGTTGGTGCACACGTAGGCACATGGGCTGTTGATCTAGTAAATATGTTTGATATGACAATCTGCTTTGAACCAATCAAAGAGCATAGGGATTGTCTTAATGAGAACCTTTATCAATCAAAGAATGAATATAGAATTTATGATTGTGCACTAGGCGATAAGTATGAAAAGGAAATATCGCTAGGCTATGTAACAGAAGGCAATAGCGGTACAGCGTCTATCGCTGCAGAGAATGCTGAGTATACTGCAGAGATGCGTACACTAGACAGCTTTGACTTTGAGAATGTAGACTATCTCAAGGTTGATGTAGAAGGCTTTGAACTACAGTTTCTCAAAGGTGCAGCAGAGACAATCAAACGAACAAAGCCAGTAATCAACATAGAAATTAAAAACAACTGTGAAAGCTTTGGTATATCTAGGCAAGATATAGCAGACTACATCTGTAAAGATTTAGGTATGACTTGTGTAGGCAAGACAGTACAAGATTATATTTTTAAATATGTATGAGTTGTATAAAATTTAACTATGTGATATAGTATTGAAATTAAGTAGTGGAGAAAGATAGGGGAAGTATCTACCATTATGGCAAACAATAAACAAAATATTCTAAGTCCAGAAGCTATGCTACATAATTATTATGGTAGCGAGGATGGTGGATTATCTTCTGTAAAAAATAAAATTGAAGATGATAGAAATATCTTAGAAAGAGTACGTAACTACTTAGCCTCTGGATTTGATAAAGATGCTAGGTATGCTCTTGGTCCTCACCTTAGTAAAGGTTTGTTAGGACTTGCTCAACTAATTGGTCCCGGTGCTGATATAAAAGCTGGAATGGATGAGGTTAAGAGAATAGTTCCATCTTTAAGAGAAGGTAATATCCCCGATGCATTAGCTGCAACAGGACTTGCAGCAGCTACTCCTTTATTTATGGTGTCTCCCGGCTCCGCCAAAGAAGTACGACAAGTATCTGAAGAAGCTATATCACCTCTTCGTCGTTTATTTGAAGACTTACCGGAAGAAACAAAGCAAGCTTTACCAAAACAACCTAATGAAACAGGTTTGTTTGGTTATCATGGTTCTTCAAAGGGTAGACTAGAAGAAAAAGGTAAAGATTATTTTGATATAAAGTTTGGTAATCCTAACGATCAGTTTATGGGAGAAGGTTTTTATTTTACCATTAATCCTAAAGTAGCTGAAGAGTATGCTAACCTTAGAGCAACAAAAGATTTTAATCCTATTAAAAAACCTGATCCTCGTCGTTCCGGTAAAATGAAAGATACAGGTGAATATATTAATCCTAAAACAAAAGAAAAAGCAACAACAGCCTCGTTAATGAAAGGCGTTGATATAGAGG